AACCTTTGGTAATGGATACTGATGGTGTAAACTTTGAAACACCCGATAATATTAATGAAACGACGTATATTGGTAAGGGTATTAACGAATTAGTTGAGTTGGGTAAAGAATATCGAGGAATTGAAGCCGATACGGCAGAATTTAACGATATTTTTATGAGAAATGAAATGGGGTTAGATATTGACTATGTTGCACCGGCGTCTATTAATGTGTCGAGAAAGAATTACATCATTAAAATGTTAAAGAAGGGTAAAGAAGTGATAAAACTAACCGGAAACACCATTAAATCTAAAAAATTATCAACATATGTTGTAGAATTTTTAGATGAAGGATTAAAACATTTACTAAATGGTGATGGTCTTTCTTTTGTTAATTTATATTATGATTATGTTGATAAAATCTACAATAAGGAAATACCGTTAGCTAAAATTGCAAATAAAGCTCGTGTTAAACAATCTATTGACGATTATAAAAAATACTGTAAGAAAACCACTAAAGCAGGTTCATTAATGTCGAGACAGGCACATATGGAATTAGTATTAGCCGCAAACTACTCTGCTGGATTGGGTGAAACGATTTATTACATTAATAACGGAACAAAGAAAACTTCAGGTGATGTACAAAGAATCACTAAACCAACAAAAAAACAACAACAAGAATATTTGGAAAAACATGGAACTGAGATGCCAAATAATTTTATTGAAATTAATTGTTATATGATTCCTGAAAAAGAGATCACTGATAACCCAAATTTAACAGGTGATTATAATGTACCTCGTTATTTAAATAATTTCAATAAACGGGTAGAACCATTATTGTGTGTATTTAAACCCGAAATAAGGGAGGATATTTTAATTGAAGATCCTAAGGATAGACAATATTTCACTAAGTCCCAGTGTGAATTGGTAAGTGGGTATCCATTAAAAGAGGATGGTCAAGATAAGTTTGATGAAGTTATGACACTTTCAGACAGTGAAGTTCTTTTTTGGAATCGTGTTAATCGTGATCCGTATTTCATGTACGTTGAAGATACAATTAATCTGGTTGACCCGTATTGGGTTGATCACAATAGAAAGGTTGTTTCTTTACAAGCGGAAAGTATTAAAAGTAATGAAGATGAAATTATCGAAAACAATGGTAATGATTTTGCGTACCACGCAATAGAATCTTAAATTACGTTAAATGGGGAAATGATCGGTCTATATTTTAACGACTTGTTAAGGTTTTCGGCCTCATTTCCCTTTCTTTCAAGGATTTTTTCAGGACGTAATCTCTCCAATCTTTGAGACAATTCCTCTATTAATTTTAATTTCTCGTCTTTTGCTTCCGTTAATAATGACGAATAGTCAAGTTTTACTTGGCTATCAGGTACTTGTAAATCACCTGAAAATTTACCCCAAATTCTAGCTAAACCTTCTTTAGCGTATGCAATTAAGTATTTTCTAACCCAATTCTGTGCGGGTTTATTTAATGATCCCCAAGTCAGTTCTTCGGTTTCAATATCAGATGGTAATTTAATAACGTCTTTGTTTTGTTCTAAACACGTATCCCTATCAGTTGTTTCATAGTACCAATACCAAACTCTATAATTACGTTTAGCATTTTGAAAATCGAATCGACCACCGGGAACATTATATAAGTGTATTATTTTAGTATTTTCAGGACCCGCGGTTATTCTATACGTTAAATCACCACCAATTATTCTATTTTTAATACTTCTATCCTGCATTCTTAATAATAAATCAAATGCGGGCATCATAAAATAAGAACCACTATTAGCCATTTGTGCAAATCCACCTGAACCCGCAACACCACCTAATCCACCAAATCCACCTAAGAATGGGTCAATTACCGAATCAGTTAATTCAGAACGTGAAAACCATAATAGTTCATTTATTTCACGTCCAGCAGGTATGGTATACATTTGTTGACCTTCTACTAACTCTATAAAATCTTTTTTTAGTTCTGAGTTACCACCAGCTTGCAATCCAACTATTTTTGAATATGAATGAGTATATTGTGTCTCATAATCCAAACTTCTCGTTGTAAAAGCTCTTGCTAAGGACTGAGTATCAACATCTAATCCAGCTAAAGCAGACCATTGAGACTCAATTAACCAATCTGAAACGTATTGTTCATATTCGGATATTGATAATTCAATAAAGGTATCCATTTGTTCTTCGGTTAATTCAATACCTCTAACGGGCATCCCTAATAAATGGAAAACCTGTGTATATAATTTTTCTTTTTCTGTTGATGATATTACAGTCGTACTCATATTCCATAAATATCTATGTTTTTATTATGAGATTTCAAAATTTTTTTTTATATTTTTATTATGAGTTTAGAAAACAACAAAATTGTTGATTATTTTTTTATACAGGAATTATTCGATGTTGGTTTCAACTATGGTAAGGGGTGGAAGTCTCACTATTTTAGAGAAGCACAGAATTGTTTTAAAAAAAATTACACGCAATTAAATAAATGGAGGCCGAATCAAAAAGACCCTAAAAAGTGGGGACATTACAATGATGAAAATCTTTGGTCGTGGACAAATAGAATAAACACACACCCAAATTGTTGTTTATCTTTTTATAATTGGGCGATAAAGTATAACCCGAACATCTTTACAGAATTTGGTAACCCTGATTATCACGAACATAATGCAAAACAAATGTGGGGGTTTATTGACGAATTCTTTGAGTTGATTTTTACAACAAACCGAACCGATAAATACTTACGTGAATTAAAGGTTAAGTGTCAAAAATCGTGGAATAATGGTAATATTACTGTGATTGCAATTCTCATGTCATTACGTGATTCATTCGGTGAAATATCCGATTTGGATTATACGTTTGATTATGGTGATGGCGATGATATGAATGGAATAGATTTAAGTTTTAAATTGCCGACCGGTGAATTAAAAACAATCCAAATAAAAAGTGGAACATTCCAAGAGATTGATAATAAAATAATAGTTAAGGGGTCTCCAAATGACCTATCATATAAAACTGATTATTACGGATATGCTGGTGTTGATAGTTGGAGAGGTTCTACTTCGGTAATTTTATTTAATAATACCCCAAACCTTTACAAAGAAAATAAAAACGTTATTGTTAATGGGGAAAACGTAATCTATAAAAAAATAAAACATATGGGAATACCTGAAAAGTTAAATGATCTTCTTGTCTTTTGTGGTAAAAAGGATATTGAATTTACAATAATTAAAGAAGACGAATCAAATCACATTTCGTTCGATAAGGAAAAAAATAAAATAACGTTAGTGATTTCCAACACCGATGATAGTAATTTAGAAAAACTAATAGACGATAAAATATTGGAGTTAAAAGAGATGTTTAAGTAAGTCTTTTCCAAATGACTCAGAATAGTCACCGTCACCCATTACTTGATCTATAACGTTTTTCTTCTTTTGTAAAATGTTATAGATTATTTTTTCAACTGTATTCTCAAAGATAGGGTAGTACACAAGTACACTATTTTTTTGTCCATATCTATACGCCCTATCTTCCCCTTGGGAGTGATCCGCAGGTACAAAAGATAGATCATTCATTATAACAACTTCGGCAGCAGTTAAGGTAATACCAACCCCCGCAGCTTTTATGTTACCAATAAAGACTTTTATTTTATCGTCTGTTTGGAATCTATCAACATTTTCTTGACGTCGATCTTTATGCATTCTACCATCAAGTGTTACTGAATTTTTTTTATATTTTTCATGTAACATATCAAGTGTCATAGTAAAGTTGGTTAAAACAATTACTTTTTTACCTTGTTCTAAACACTTATCAATTAATTCACATGTGTAAGGTATTTTTTCATACGATATTAATTGTCTTATTTTCATCAAACGATTCAATGTTACCGTTATGGTTTCATCGTCTTTCTTATCATTGGTAATACGAGTAAACTCCTCTAACTCTTCATTATACATTTTACTTGACAGTTCAAGAAATACCGGAGTGACTATTTTTTCAGGTAAATCAAGTATATCAGTTTTCATTCTACGAAGAACCAAGTTTTTTGTGTTTTCACGAAGTTCATCTAAATTACTTGATCCACTCGTGTTCCATACTTTACGATTACCAACCCTAAATTGGTATCCTCCACAATATCTTCTAACGTATGTTTGCCAATTTAACGTTAAAGGTGAATCAACAATTTTCAATAAATTAAAGTAATTTATTGGTCTCGATGTCATAGGTGTACCCGTTAGTAACCAAACTTTTGGGATGGTGTCTAAAACGTCATTTAATAGTCTTGTTCTATTTGCAGTGGTATTTGAAATGTAATGTGCTTCGTCGACAATTGCTAAATCAAATTTTTCATTAACCAATAACCTATAATCATCACTATCTTCACTTTTATCAGTTGTGTGATAATTTTTTATAATATCATAGTTTATAATATAATAGTCAAATGTTGACCCCCATTTACGACCCTCAACAATTAAAACTTTTCTATCTGTGTAGTTTTTTATTTCACGTTCCCAATTTATCTTTAGTGATGCAGGACAAACAATTAAAACTTTTTTGGATTCACTTTCTAAAGACGCAATAACCGCCGATGTCGTTTTACCTAAACCCATATCATCAGCAAGTATGAACTTGTCATTGGCTAATAATTTTTCAATTGCAATTTTTTGATGATCCATAGGTGGTCTACTACCGTATTTAGAATAATCAATAATACGATTTAATTTTTTTTCAGGTTGTATAACTGCGGCTTTAGGTAACCACATTGCATAATTTTTCTCATTTTCTAAAATTCGTCCCCATATGTGGTATGCTTTATCGGATTCACACAATAATTTTTCACACCATATTTTTCCGGGTGGGATAGGTAGTAATCTTTCCTCCATTAACTTATCTGAAAATGAAGATACTATATCTATATATTTTTTGGCAACCTTAGGGGTTACGTCTTTATATTTTAAAACATATTCGGCTTGAGGTCTGGTTAATTTAAAGTTTTTGACATCAATAAATTTTCTTTTCCATTCCAATAGTTGATTGTTAGAACCTTCATATATATGAAGGGATTCTCTTGCTTCTATTTCAGGTATCAATATATTATCCATTAATTAATAATATAAATAATTAGATTGTAAAACTCAACTATTTATAATAGATATGAACAATAAACTACCAATAACAAGATTAGGGAAATTTTTCTCACAAGACGATTTTGACATTAATATTCAAATGGGTCAGGAATATCTACATGGTGATCTGAATATGAAGTTGGTGTTATATAGAGTAGATAGATCAAAGACGGACATAGACTCTGTGTATGTTGAAGTTGGTAAGGATCAGATTAAGTATTTCCCACCAATCGAATTCAATGCTTTGGTAAAGATTGATGAACCTAAAAATAACACATATAAAAATGGGTTAATAAGATATAATGAACCCGGTAATTTAACATTGTCGGTGTACATTAAACATTTGGAGGAATTAAAAATAGATATAAGATACGGTGATTTTATCGGTTATCCCGATTCGGAAGATAAGGTACGTTTTTACACAGTTGCAAATGATGGTAAAGTAACTTCCGATAACAAACACAAAATGTTTGGTTATAAACCACACTATCGAACAATAACATGTGTACCATCACAAGAATCAGAATTTAGAGGAGTATAATGTCAATACCTAAAAGAAAAAACAACATAGACGTTTACGGTGGTAAAGAAGTTTATTATGGTAAACAATTAGTAGAGAGGAGACAAGAACTATTAGATAGAATCACTAAATCTGATACCTATTTACCCGATTCAATCTTACATGAAGATTTAGATTTAGGTATGATGGAGTTTATTAAGAAAAATTTTATTGTTATATCTGATGGTGAACAAATACCGATAATATCAAGAATACTCACAATACAAAGATGGGGAGAATTTACCAATAATTGGGAGTTTTCGGATGAGGATGGTAATATCGAATTACCCTTCATTGCGGTAGTTAGAAGACCTGATGTACAGCCAGGAACTAACCCATCCCTACAAAGATCAATTCCTGACAGAAATTCGTTCTATTATGCATCCGTACCAACATGGAATGGGACACAAATGGGTGCTGATATATATAAAATGCCACAACCCGTACCGATAGACATTTCATTCGAAGTTTCAATAGTGTGTACTAAAATAAGAGATTTAAATAGATTTAATAAAATTGTCTTACAGAAATTTTCATCAAGACAGGCATACACTACTGTTAAGGGTCACTACATTCCAATTGTTATGGATAGTATTGATGACAATACCCCAATAGAAACAATTGACAATCGTAGATTTTATTTACAAAATTATAAATTCACAATGTTAGGGTTCCTTATAGATAACGAAGAGTTTGAGGTTAAACCAGCAATTAGTAGAATGTTTTTATTAAATGAATTTATCCAAAGTAATAATTTTCAGAAAAAATACGTTAACAAGACAATTGACATCACCATAGCAAGTTTCATTGCAGATGGTGTACAGGTAGTTTTCAGTGTTGGTGAGAGTATGGGTATATTATTTAATGTTGCGGTGAATGGTTTGGTTCAAGAAAGAGATGTTGATTATTTCCACGTTGCAACAACCTCAAAAATAACATTTGTCACACCACCAACCGAGGGTAGTGTAGTTACAATAACATATTACAAAGGAAGAAATAGTGTTATAATTGACACATATGGTAGACCAATACAAGTTACAACTGAATATTTTACATACGATGGTTCGTCCGTTTCTTTTACCGTTTTAAACGAAATTGACAGTATTGTGACTTTAGATATTAATGGTCTTATCGAGGATGAAGGTTCGGGATTTGAAATAACCGATAGGAGAGTTGTTACACTTCAAGGATACCCACCAATTGGATCAACTATTGGTGTAACGTATCTATATTAATCTCCGTACATATCTCTTTTTTTAGGTTTACAGTTGGTGTCAATCCACTTTTCAACAACTTTGTAAATTTTTAATCCATTTTCTTCACAATATTTTTTTAACATTTCGTGATGTTTGTCACTAATTTTAATGTTTTTATTAGTCTTATCCATGTATTTTCGTTAATAAGATAAATAAAGATAATATTCTATCTAAAAGTATCCTTTTATTGAAAAATACGGAAATCTTTGCTAAAAACAAAGATATTTATTGAATAAAGTAATAAAAATTTTAACCAAACAGTAATCAATGGCAAATTCAAACAGAGTATTCGTTTCTCCTGGTGTTTATACTTCAGAGAAAGATTTAACATTTGTAGCACAAAGCGTTGGGGTAACAACACTTGGTTTAGTTGGTGAGACTCTAAAAGGTCCAGCCTTCGAACCAATACTAATTTCTAATTTTGACGAATTTAGAACTTATTTTGGAACTACTTCTCCATCTAAAGATGGTGTGGGTAATCCAAAATACGAATTACCATATGTCGCTAAATCGTATCTACAAGAATCAAATCAATTATTCGTAACAAGAGTTCTTGGTTTATCAGGATATAAACCATATAAAACATTCGGAATTAAAACCTTAGGTGGTGTTGATGTAGACTTAACTGACTACACATCTACAACAGGTATAACTTTAGATCCTACAGATATCACAAATAGTACAATATATGGTGAATTATCGGGTAAAACTGCGAGTGATGGAACATCAATAACAGAATATATTGAAACTAATTTTAGTGGATATACTACAGGACAAACAGGAAATTGGTTTGTAATAGGTAATCCCGATAGTGATGACGTTGCGGGTCAATCTGGTGATGAAGTTGTTTCACCTTTATCAGGACAAATTAATGAGAGTTCAAATCATAATAAAGAATGGTTTAACGTATTTTTCAATAGTGGTGCAACCATAAGTGAGGTTTACTCATATCTATTTGTGTGGAATGACACTCATTTCGACGTAACAAGATATGAATACGCCGCTTCAGTAAATACTGACTATGATAATGTAATCGTTGCGGCATTAAGAACTAGAGGTTCATATAGTGGTCAAACATTAAACTATGAAGTAACAGGAAACACATCATTTGTGTTATCATCAGTTACAGGTTTTGATGTAACTAATAATCCTTTAGGTGAATTCTCAATTAACGTAACAGGTTCAACAAGTGGATCTAAATCGTTTACATGTAGTTTTGATACTACATCAACCAAATACATAACTAAAGTATTGGGATCTGAAGTTTTTGATAAATCAAAATCAGAGTTCCCTGTTTATGTACATGAAGTTTATCCAAAACTTTTAAAGGGTGCCTTCGATAAGGGATTAGTTAGAGGTATTAGTTTAGACGCGGTTTATGAATTAAACGGTGATGATTTCTTAGGACAATGGGATACAACAATATCTCCAACAGTTGTTTCAGAAGTTAGAGGTGGTGAAGTATCCGATCTTTTCCAAGTTATTACAATTGCGGATGGTGAGAGTGCAAACTTCCAAGTAAAAATCATGATACAAAATATTAATTTAGATTCAGGTGAATTTGATTTAATAGTTAGAGATTTTAATGATACTGATGATAACATTGTTGTACTTGAGAAATTTACAAGATGTTCAATGAATCCTGATTTACCGGGTTACGTTGGAAGAAAAATAGGAACATCAGATGGTGAATATGAATTACGTTCAAAATATATAATGTTATCATTATCTGATAACCACCCAACGGATGCGTTCCCTGCAGGATTTAAAGGATTTATGTCTAATGGATCATTCTCAGGTAGTACGTTAGGTAGTGTAATGTATAAAACACAATATTACAATGCTGGTGATGTAATTTCTAACGAATCAGACGGTACACCTGTTTTATCAAGTGGTGATAAAATTAGAAAAGTATCATTAGGACTTTCAAGTCAAGTTGGTTTTGATAAAGATTTATTTAAATTTAAGGGTTCAAGTGCTTCTGGTGAAACATTTGGTTTCCACTTATCTTCAAACGCGTCAACAATATCAGGTACCAATTTCCAAGTTACTCCTTATGATTTAGAAGGTTCTGATAAAGGATCATTAGATAATATTAACAATCGTAAATTTACATTCGCAGTATTTGGTGGTAAAGATGGTTGGGATATCTATAGAGATGTGAGATCATATGGTGATTCTTACATTTTTGGTAAAAACACCTATGTTAGTGGTCATACAGGTAATGGTGGAGTGTTCAGTTCATCTGTAGGAAACTCAGATTATTACGCTTTCTACGATGGTATTCAAACATTCGCAAATCCTGAAGCTGTTGATATTAACATATTTGCAACACCGGGAATTAACTTCTACGATCATAGTTCCTTAACTACACAAGCTATTGACATGATTGAGAATGATAGAGCGGATTCCTTATACATAATCTCAGCACCAAATGTTTCAACAGCTGACGAAATTGTTGATAATTTAGATAGTGTGGCGTTGGATAGTAACTATTCTGCAACATATTGGCCTTGGATCCAAGTAAGAGATACAGACAATGCGACTCAATTATATCTTCCACCAACTGGTGAAGTTGTAAAAAATATTGCGTTAACTGACAATGTAGCTTATCCATGGTTCGCAGTTGCTGGTTATTCAAGAGGTTTGGTAAACGCGATCAAAGCGTCTAAGAAATTAACATTAGACGAAAGAGATGAACTTTACAAAAATAGAATTAACCCAATTGCAACTTTCTCAGACACAGGAACAATTATTTGGGGTAATAAGACCTTACAAGTCAGAGAATCAGCATTGGATAGAATCAACGTAAGAAGATTACTATTAAGAGCAAGAAAATTAATATCTGCAGTAGCAATTAGATTGTTATTTGAACAAAATGACGAACAAGTGAGAAATGAATTCTTAAGATTGGTAAACCCAATTCTTGAATCAATTAAAAAGGAAAGAGGTTTATATGACTTCCGTGTAACAGTTTCTAACGATCCTGAAGACATTGATGCAAATACTCTTAGAGGTAAGATTTATGTTAAACCGACAAGAGCTCTCGAATTTATTGATGTTGAATTTATCATTACTCCAACAGGAGCATCATTTGAGAATATATAATTAATGGTAAAATGATAAAAGGGGGTTCTTCGGATCCCCCTTTTTCTTTTATTTAGGAAAAAAATGTTCTATGTAGAACCATTTTTTATAAAATTTATACTTTTATACCACCTCCAGTATTCTGGAACCAGTTATGCTAGTATTTATTATTAATATTAAAAGAAATAATTAAAAATATTTGTTCTGGAACTAGTTATACTGGGTGTTGTAAAAAACTAACGAAAAAAAATGACAAAGTCAAATAATTCCAAAAAAAAATATTTCATGTTTCGAGTATATTTATAAGAAGATAAAATAAATAAAAATTTTAACAAAATACAAAAATGGCAGATTTATTAATGAAAATGCCGGTTCCTTTCGAACCGAAAAGAGTTAACCGATTCATTGTAAGATTTCCTTCATCGTTGGGAATTAATGAATGGTATGTAACCTCAGCTAAAAGACCTAGTGCAAAAATTAACCCTGTAGCTATTCCGTTTTTAAATACCTCAACTTATGTTGCAGGAAGATTTGAATGGGATACTATGGATGTAACGTTTAAAGATCCAATTGGACCATCAGCGTCACAAGCATTAATGGAATGGTTCCGTCTACACGCTGAGTCAGTAACAGGTAGAATGGGATATGCTGCCGGATATAAAAAAGATATTGAAATTGAAATGTTAGACCCAACCGGAGTTGTAGTTGAAAAATGGATACTCCAAGGTGCATTCTTAACAAATTTAAATTTTGGTGATCTTGATTACAATAATGATGCGTTAGCTTCAATTACTTGTACATTAAGAATGGATAGATGTATCCAAGTTTACTAATAAAATTAAAATAAATTCTGTCAATATAATGAGGTATCGAAATTCGATACCTTTTTTATTTTTAAAACTTTACAATTGAATAATTATTTGATACATTTACTTATATGGAAAATTTTGCAATAGACCCAACAGTTGCCTACGATGTCGTTGAACTACCAAGTAGAGGTAT